ATTTACTGATTACATAGAACAGATAATGCGATGGGCAGCAGAAGAGGGGTGCTATATCCCCTCGGCAAACGAGTTTATCTAATCAAAGCTAAAATATGACATGGCCATGATGAAAATGTGACATGAAAACTAATTGGATAAAGATAAAACAGGCATATATCGAAGGCACAGATACCCAAGAGGAAATTGCTGATAAATTCAAGGTGAAGTTTGGTACTCTCCGCAACCGTGCAGCTCAAGAGAACTGGACTGAGCAGCGCAAACTATTCACCCATAAAGTAGACACCCTGCGTACTGAGCAGAAGTCTATCGTCATGGCTGGCGAGAGTGTAGAGTTTGACTCAGAGTGCTTAAAGGCTGCACGCGTTGGCCTTTCCCTGGTCAATAAAGAACTATCTGTGCTGATGAAGGATGCCCCGGATGGTTTATCAGGTGAAGAGTTAATGAAGTGGATATTCGGGCGCATTGATGGCATTACTAAATATGGCAAGGCACTCAACGACTATCAGAAAGCTGGCCGCCTGGCCTTCGGTGAAAACCCAGAGTCAGATAAACCGATCACATTGAACGTCAAGTATGATAAAGACAGAGTATGATATATTCCTGCGCTCTCCTCACTCCAAGCAGACGGCTATCATCGACTCCAAAGCAAAACGTAAGATAATCAGGGCGGGCCGCAGGTCAGGCAAGACTGTAGTCTGCTCCCAGATCGCAGTCAAAGGCTTCCTTGCTGGGCAACGTATACTCTACGCCACACCCACTCAAGAGCAGGTGGACACGTTTTGGTTTGAGGTCAAAAGGGCATTAGTTGAGCCGATAGACGCGGGTATCTACAATAAGAATGAAACACTGCACACAGTGGAGCTACCGGGCACCAAGCAGAGGATAAGAGCCAAAACCGCATGGAATGCCGATACGTTACGCGGTGACTTCTGCTCCCTGCTTATCCTCGACGAATACCAGTTAATGAATGAAGAGGCATGGGAAGTGGTCGGTGCCCCGATGTTACTGGACAATAACGGGGATGCCATCTTTATCTATACACCGCCTTCGTTACACTCCCGTAGCACTACCAAGGCGCGGGACCCCCGGCACGCGGCCAAACTATATAAGATAGCCGAGGCCAAACAGAAGGCATCAGAGTTAAAGGGTGAGCAGCCAAGGTGGGAAGTATTCCACTTTACATCGTTGGATAACCCGATATTGTCAAAGGATGCCCTGGACGAGATAGCCAGTGACATGAGCGCCATCTCTTACCGGCAGGAAATCTTAGCCGAGGATATGGAAGATGTGCCTGGGGCATTATGGACACACGCTTTACTTGACAGGACGCGTAAGCAATTAAACGAAGTCCCTGCCTTAACTCGCGTGGTGATAGGCTGCGACCCACCCGGCGGCGCCACTGAGTGCGGCATCGTGACGGCAGGCACCGCCAAGATAGACGGGGTGCTGCATGGATACGTGTTATTCGACAACTCGCTGAGAACAACCCCTGACCTATGGGCCGGGGAGATACTCAAAGCCTACAACTTTGCCGGTGCTGACCGGGTGATCGGTGAAAAGAACTATGGTGGGGACATGGTACAGAACACCATCGAGCAGGCCGCCCGGTCCCGCAATATGACAGTATCTTATAAAGACACAGTATCCACCAGGGGCAAGGCGGTACGCGCCGAGCCTATCGTAGCATTATTTGAACAGGGGCGCTGCCATATCGTGGGGGATTTGCCTTTGTTGGAAGAGGAACTCTGCGGATGGATACCAGGGGAAACCAAAGAGAGCCCTAACAGATTGGACGCCTGTGTATTCGCGCTAACCGAGTTAATGATTACGGGTAAAGACCCGAATATAAGGTGGTTGTAATGGATTACGAAATCAGGACTGAGATACACAAAGAGATTGCAAAGTACATCAAAGAGGATAGATGCCCCTCATGCAAGGCTGATGTCACGTTTGTTTGTGTTTCATTTTGGCCAGATGAGGGTGACAATAAGGAGTATTGGCGTTGTATGAAATGCCTTGGGTTATTTGAACAGAATATGGTGGCAGCTAATGCCGACTAAAGACCCCATCAAGAAGGCTGCTGCTAACAGGGAAAGACAGGCAAGGTTCCGGGCTAAACAGGGCGTTAAACAAACGCAAACCGTAACACCTCAACCACTAAAAGTAACGCAGGGTGTTACGCAGGCTGAAATAGACCAGCTCCCGCCGTCATTAAAGTATGGTATCGACATGGAGACCCGGCGCAGGCAAATACTTAAAATGCCGCTTGAAATAAAGGAAAGGCAGATTATGGCAGTCCGCCGCTTCCGAGGATATTAAATGGGCGTATTAGACATATTTAGAAAGAAAAGCATAATAACCAAGGAGCCCGCCGTCCCTTACCTTTATAATTACGGGCAGGCTATCCCCCCAGATAGGGACATGCGCGGTTTTATAAACGCGTTCGGGGAAGTCGGATGGTTGTTTGCCGTAATATCCAAGATCGCCCAGGGCGTGGCCGACGCCAACTGGTGCCTGTATACAGAACGGAATGGGGAAATGACTGAGGTTGAGAACAGCCCCATCATGGCGCTGTTGGATTTTGTAAACCCCTTCCAGACATTCCAAGAGTTCATCGAATTGTACGAGATATACATGGAACTGACAGGCGAGTGCTTTATGGTAATCAACCGCAACAAAGGCGGCTTACCTGGGGAAATGTGGATTGTGCCGCCCGATAAGATGTCGGTCGTCCCTTCAAAGAAAGATTTTATTGCCGGGTATGTCTACCAGATCGGCAACGAGAAGATACCGCTGGACAAGGAACTGGTCATACATCATAAGCTGCCCAATCCATCTAACCCTTACCGGGGCCTCGGCCCTGTCCAGGCGCTGGCCTATGACCTGGACTCCGAACTCTATGCGGGCAAGTGGAACCGTAACTTTTTCTACAACTCTGCCCGCCCGGACGGGATATTGTCGTTTGACACTCTGTCCGAAGAGCAGTACAACCGCTTAAAACTGCAATGGAATGAACGGTATAAAGGCACGGCCAATGCACATAAGATGGCGCTCGTTGAAGGCGCCGCCAAATATCAGCAGATATCCGTCTCAGCTAAAGATATGGACTTCAAAGAACTCCGGCTCTTAAACCGCGACAACATTCTGGGGATATTCGGTATGCCTTTAAGTGTCATGGGGATAACCGAGAACGTCAACCGCGCCAACGCAGAGGCCGGGGATTACACTTTTGCACGCTGGATAGTCACCCCTCGATTAAACAGGTTAAAGAATAAACTCAATGAGCAGTTTATCCCGATGTGGCCATATTCTGAAAACCTTTATCTTGATTTTGACGATGTGGTTCCTGAGTCAGTGGAAGAGAAGCGCGCCCTGGCAGAGTCGGGCATTAAGTCGGGCTACATGACCATCAACGAAGCCCGCGAACTCCAGGGGCTGGACCCGCTGGCCGAAGGCGATGTATTGGTTACGCCAAGCGCCAATCCTTTCGCGACCCTCGGTGTAAAAAAAAAGGCAACTGATCATTCCTACTGGTACTCATATATTAAAGGTATAGACCAAAAGAAGAAAGACATCGAAGAGGTTGCGAGGCAAAGATGGCGCGACCAATACGAGGAAGTCTTAGGCAACCTGAACGACCCCGAAGGCGAACTGATCGACAGGGATAAATCCAAAGCAGCCTGGTTATTGCTTCTTATTCCTGTATTCATATCTATTTACACATCATCGGCGCGTGAGGCGGATGCTATCGTCAATCCCGGAGTTACCTACCATATAACCCCGTCCGCCGAGCAGTGGATACTTGACCATGCTGGCGAGATGATTAAATTCATCGATGATGGGACGATCTCTAAACTAAGAGAGGCGCTTACTGAAGGGATGCGTGCCGGGGAGACAGTCCCTGAATTAACCGCCCGCGTCCAGGGTATATTCACAGATTACATAGGCCCTGAAAGTTACCGCGCTGAGCGTATAGCACGATATGAAACCATGCAGGCTGCTAATAAAGCGGCCATCGAACGATACAGGGAAGCAGGTGTGGAACAGTGGAAATGGTTATGCGGCCCCGATCCTTGCCCAGATTGCGAGCCCTATGATGGGCAGATATTTACACTGGACGAGATGCCTAACCCGCCGCTGCATCCAAATTGTGTATGTGCGCCCGCCCCTGTAATTTAGGAGGTAATTTATGGCTGAAACAATTTTTAAGACCTTCCGCCCTGAAATAAAGGCGGTCAATGAGGCCACTGGCGAAATAGACATGCTGATACCAATGTCTACCGCTTCGACTGACAGGGACGGGGAAAGCATCGACCCGTTAGGCTGGCGCAAATCTTTACCGGCCTTCCGCAAGCGCCCGGTGCTTTTAAGCTCGCATAATTATGGAGACCTGAGAAAGCAGATCGGTGAGTTTATGCAGGTCAAAGTCACTGAGGACGGGTTATTTGCCAAACCAAAGTATTATGTGAATGAAGGTAACGAGGAGGCTGACTGGGCCTTCAAATTGGCATCCAAGGGCATGGCTGCCTATTCTGTAGGCTTTATCCCCAAGTCATGGGTAGACGGTGACGGAGAGAAGTCCCCGGCCCGGACATACACTGAGCAGGAATTGCTGGAAATCAGCCATGTTGTTGTGCCTTCAAACCGTGATGCCATTCAAGGACTGCGCGGCAAGTCAAAAGACCCGACCATTAATCAGGTGGTAGAGGACATTATCACTGACCTTGCCGATGCGCCGGTTGTTGACCTGGCTGGCGAGAAGGTTCCTGGCGTTATCGTGGCCACCACAACCAATAGTGTCGATGATACCGTAACTGTTACCGCAGATGTGGTAACAGGAGAGGTGATCGTCAATTCCCCGCGCGTCCATAGCCAACAGGAAATCACCGACGAACTTGACTACATCAGGACATTGGCCAAAGAGAACGGCCTCTCTGACGAGAACCGCAAACTATTATCAGACATAGCACAGGAAATAGCACGCATACCGGATAGCGACATATCCGCCGAAGATAAGGCTCCCGACAATGAGCGAATCAATCGCATCATTAACCAAACCGTATCACATTTTAGGAGGTAAATCAATGGAACTTACAGATGAAATGACCGCTGAAATAGCCGCGAAAGCAGTCGCGGAATATCAGGCCAAAGAGGCCAAAGAGGACAAGAAAATCGTCAATCGCTTCACCCCTGGCGGGCAGGCAGAGGAAACCACGGGCTTCAAATCCCTGGGCGAGCAACTCCACGCTGTCATGCGCGCCAAGACCGGCGCCGGTGAGGACCCCCGCTTGAAGGCCATCGTTGGTAACAGCGAAGGTGTCCCCGCGGACGGCGGCTTCCTGGTACAGACCGACTTCGCAACCCAGCTCCTCGAAAAGACCTTCCTTAACAGCGACATCGTAAACAGGGTCTTTAGGATCCCGATCTCAGCCAATTCCAACGCTTTGAAAATCCCGGCAGTGTCCGATGCCAACCGCGCTGACGGCTCCCGCTTCGGTGGCATCCGGGCTTATTGGATGAATGAAGGCGGCAGCAAAACCGAGTCCAACCCGTCATTCAAACAGGTATCTCTGGAACTCAAGAAACTGATCGGCTACTGCACGGCGACCGACGAACTTTTGCAGGACGCCTCGGCTCTTGAGGCCTGGATACAGAAGGCATTTGCCGCTGAGTTTGACTTCAAACTGGCGGACGCCATCATCAACGGCGACGGCGCCGGTAAACCCCTCGGCATCCTTAACTCTGGCGCATTGGTAACTGTCACGGCTGAAACTGGGCAGGGCTCAAGCACCATCGTTGCAGAGAACATCATCAAAATGTGGGCATCCCGCTTTGGCCCCAATGCTGGAAACTACGTCTGGTTGATTAACCAGAACATCGAACCGCAGCTCTACACAATGGGACTCGCAGTAGGCGCAGGCGGCATCGCTGTCTACATGCCCGCTGGCGGACTGTCCGGCGCACCTTACGGGACGCTCTTCGGACGCCCGGTGATACCTTGCGAGCAGTGCGCAGCCCTCGGCACCGTGGGTGACATCATCCTGGCCGACCTCTCACAGTACGTAATGATCGACAAGGGCTCAATGGCCAGCGCCTCGAGCATACACGTCAACTTCCAGACCGACCAGACCGCTTTCAGGTTCGTTTACCGCTGCGACGGGCAGCCCATGTGGGACACTTACCTGACCCCTTATAAGGGCACGACCTCTTACCAGTCTCCTTTTATCGCGCTTTCGTCAACCCGTACATAGGCAACCACACGAACTTAAACACAGCCGGGGGCAGGTTGTAATGATCTGCCCCCGTATCAAATTCAGGAGGTAATAAACAATGGGTAAAATGAACTTAGCCCAGGACGTACATATCGTACCCGTTAGGATAACGACCACGGACACCGCGACCTTTGTCGCACCGCACATCAACATGAAGCTCTACGATAAAGTAGAGTTTATCCTTCACCTCGGCACCTGTTCTGGTGATAGCTTTGTAATGACGGTCACTCAGTCGGCGGCCACCGCCGGGTCTACGTCAACCGCCATTGCTGCCCGCTATCGCTTGACTGCCGCCGCTGGAACGGACACTATGGGCGACGTCACAGCGATTGCAT